ATTGGCCCGGACAATAGTCTGGAACCGTGCATTGGGGTCTTCGAAAACGCGTATGAACGCGTTGTCCCTGACCGCAGTGCAATGCTAGCTCAGCTAAGGACTAGCGGGCTCGATTTGAAAGAATTGAGCCTTTTAGGTGCTCTCGTTTTCTCGAGATAACACTTAACCTTAGCATAACACCGTTGACTGACCGGATGTCAGTCGTTTGTGCATGCTTAGCAATACACTAGTTACCAATGAAATCAAGGACGCAGCCGCTACGGAAGTTGAATTCCAACGGCTGGAACAAGACGGCAGGGCCACGGAGTTCTCCAAAGTTGGAGAAACCCCGAACGCCCCTTACCGCCTCAAGGTGTCACACCAAGAGGTGGGAACGGGCCTGGACCTGCGGCGTCGCTCTCGTGTCGGCTTTTGCCGGCGCTTCGGGCGTGCCGCGGGTTGCCCAGGCTTATGTCGTCGTTGATGTCCCTGTTGGGGACATGGCGGCCACCACGGAAGCCAAGAATGTCTTAGCGAACCTAATGTCCTTCCTCGCCACTACTGGCGCGGGGACTACGGTTCTCTTTGACTGCTCTGGCACCGGTGCAGCCGTGCTCATGGACGGGTCACTTTGACCCGCCCGCTGGGCTCCTTGGCCAACTCTCTCCTACACTGCAATTTATGAGAGTAATCTCATCCTTGCTCGTGGCCACTTTGATTTTGATCATTGTGGTTTTCGTCTGTATCTCTTGTTCGTTTGATAGGTTAAACCTACAAATCGACAAGGGTGAGTTGGACCCCGGGGGGAAATCTGGTACCACTTTTAGTGGAAACACTAATTCTGGTATCCAGATCCCCGTGGATCTAAACATCATCCCTTGAAAGAGGTTACAGGTGTATTAAGAGTGAAGTAATTCACTAGGGCCTACCAGGTGGTAGGCCCGATAGTTGGCTTGGTAACTCAATCAGCAGTGTTGCGGCGTGCTCTAGGAGTGAATCCATATGGACCACAATAAGAGCCTAGATCCGTGTATACAGATCATCACCGCACTGCTGTCTGACGTGCAAACGTCGCACAGTGACGTGTTTTCACCACGTGCTCTACGCTTAACGATCCAAAAGATCAATAAACGTTGCGCACGGGAAGGCATCGGTTTTCTCACGAAAACCTTCTTACGTCTTGCTAAAGCTTTTGATAAAGCTTTAACAGGAGAAGTTCCTCTGGACGCCTGTTCTTTGGCTTTTGAAAGCCTACCGAACAGTAAGCTACCTAAATTCTTAGGTGAGCTATTCCAAAGCATCTTCTCACACGACGGTTGGATCCTTCCAACACCATGTGTGCGAAGCATCAAGGATATTAGACAAGTTCTTTACTTCTTTTCGAAGTTAGAACTGCCTTATTCCGACTCACAGGAACTAAAGGTCCTTCATAAGTTTGAGAAAACTGAAGAAGGATTGGTATCCTGGAATCATTGTTTCCGAGAATATCGAAAACAAATTGACGCTGGTATAGTCCCAAAAGGGAGTTTTACTCCTGAATGGGCTAATACCATCCGACTAGCTCGAATACTCCTTAGTGAAGTATTCCGCTCGTTTGATCCTACCGCTATACATCCTAAACACGGGCCCGGAGCTGTTTCCACAAGGGAACAACTTTCGGGCAAATATGTGTTTACGAGTATATCTCCTAGGATCGCGGCAATGTGGCCATTAGACGCATATTTCTTTGCATCTAACGGTCATATATGCGATAGACTTGATGACCTTGCAGCCATCAAGCTTGAGGAATCCTCGGCTCGAGTTATTCTCGTTCCGAAGGATTCGCGTGGACCGCGCTTAATCTCTTGCGAACCATTGAGTTTTCAATGGATTCAACAGGGATTAGGTCGAGCCATTGTCCAGTTAGTGGAAACTTGTCCCCTTACAAGGGACACAGTCCACTTCACCGACCAACAGCCTAACCAGTTTGGGGCCCTATTGGGCTCCATACGAGGCGACTACTCTACCTTAGACCTGAATGAGGCCTCTGATAGAGTAACGGTCGAGTTAGTCCGCCTGCTGTTTCCGAGTAATCTTATTGATTACTTGTTGGCAGCACGCAGTGAGTCAACGACTCTCCCGGACGGTAGGACTTTACAACTCCAGAAGTTTGCGCCAATGGGGTCAGCATTATGCTTTCCCGTATTAGCACTTACTATATGGAGTCTCCTACAGGCGGGTTTGTCCGATGCGGCATCAAATCCTTCATTTAAGAACATACGTAATTTCGTACGTTCTGGATTGAATGATAGGATGCTTGTGTACGGCGATGATGTGATAGTTGAAACGGCGAAAGCCGCGCACGCTATCAATATACTCGAATCGTTTGGGTTGAAAATCAACCGCGATAAGAGTTATACCAG